GTTTAATCGTTTTAAGCATCTTATCTTTAGCACTTGTTGCAACACTCTTTGGAGATGAGAAAGTTGAAGAAAAAGCAGCAAAATGGTTACCATTTATAGATAATTAAACCAAAACAAAGATGATTGACAAGTGGCTTAAGAAGTTAGAGTTAACTGAGTGGACAGTTACATTAGAACCTTTAGATAATGAACAGGTTGTATGTGATTGTCCACCAGAAGATTGCTACTTTATAGGAGTAAACTATGACTCTACTACTAAACATGCGGTAATATATTATGACAGAGACTTAACAGAAGAAGACATAGTACATGAGCTACTGCATGTTAAGCACAATGATTGGTCAGAAGATCAGGTCAACACAGAAACTAAAAGATTATTAAGATGACTGAAAAACAATTAAAATTACTAAGATTTAAAAGAGAAGATTCAGTAGATGATATTGATGGTAAACCTGCGTTTTATTATTATGTTTATGAAATAGCAAAAGGATTATCATTAATATCATGTTGTAATGATGAACTTGTAAATCATGAATGGTATGTTGAATTTATGGATACAGAACCTAGAATTGTATATGATGAATTTGGTAAATTACAAGCTCTTATTAATGAGTTAGAAAAAGCAAAAATATGAGAAATAATATTTTTCTCAAGCTCTCTGTTAAAGATGGAGAGCTTGATTTTCCAGCTAAAATTCAACAAACAAGATTGAATGCATTTTTAAAAGATTTACCTGATGGTGCAAATTTAGAAATGTTTATAAGTGTAACTACTGGTAAAGGTAGTAATGCACAATTAGCAAGATTGCATGCAATGATTAGAGAAATTGCAAATGATCTAGGCTATACATTTGAAGAAGTAAAACTTATGGTTAAACGTAATGTTGGCCTATGTTTTATGAAAGATAAACAGGAATATTGTAAGTCTTTTGCAGACTGTGACAAAGATGATTTAAATCTTTGTATCCAGGAATGTTTGAGATTAGGTGATGATTTGGGTATTCAATTAAGATAACTGTTCATTAAGCTGATCTTGCATCTTTTTATTAATCTCGTTGAACTTATCATAATCATTATCTGCAGTAGCAGCAAGGAGTTCATTTATTAATGATTGATCAACTGTAGCATTAACTTTTACATTTAGTTTTTGCTCATAAGCTTTTGCTTTCAAAAGTTGTTGTAACGAGAAAATTGTGTATAAATGAGCTTCCTCTTCTGTAAATGGATCTTTTTCCATATCTAAATTACCTTCAACATATTTATTAAATTTGTCAAACATTGATTTAATGGTAGATGGATCTTCCTTTTTCATTAAGAAATAAACCATCAACTGTTCTAAACCATATATATATGTTGTACTTAAAGATATGTTTTCAATATTTTTTGAAAAATCATATGTATCTTGCACTGGTACTTTTTCTTCAGACATAATTATAAACTTTAATAGTATAAATTTATGAATAAAATTGAGATTAACATAAACAATATAAGAAAAAAATTCAAAGATAAACTATCTGATACAGGATGGGAAAAAATATTGTTTCCTATTATTGACTCTGCTGAATTTGAAGTGGCAATATACAAGCTTAAAAAATATGTAGAAAATGATCAGAGATTTACACCTAAATTATCTGATGTATTTAATGCATTTGTACATTGTCCATATGACCAGTTAAAGGTAATAATATTGGGTCAGGATCCATATCCGCAGTTAGGTGTTGCAGATGGGGTATCATTTAGTTGCTCTTATACAATGAAGGAACAGCCATCATTAAGATATATATTTGATCACCTGGAAACTAAGTTTGATAATTATAACCGAAATCCAGATCTAAAAAGATGGTCAAAACAAGGTGTTTTAATGCTTAATACGGCATTTACAGTACAAATCAATAAGATTGGTAGTCATTATGATGTATGGAAGCCTATAACTCAAATGATACTATCAGCAATAAATAAAGATAAATCTAATATTGCCGTAGGTTTATTAGGTAAAAAAGCTGAAGAGTGGCAATTCTATTTAAATAATCAGTACATATGCAAAGCAACACATCCTGCATCGGCTGCATACAAAGGTGGGAAGTGGAACTCATGTAATATATTTGAGTTCATAAATGAGCATTTGGAAATACATAATCATAAGCCAATAACTTGGTAAAATGGTTTAAATTTATTAAATTTATAACCTTATATGGGCAGCTATTTAAACAAGAAAATCAAACAAGAAATTGCTGATTTTAAATCTGAAATATTTAAAAAGTATAACACTAAGTTATATGTATATTATAACCCAGAATTCAAAAAAGATAATAAAGGTTCCTTAAAAAAAATATGGAAATTATTTGTTGAATATATAGAAGAAAATGAACCTTCTTTTATGATCTATACTGACTTTGCAAAAAAGTGTAGGAAAAGAGAATGGGTTAATCTACGACAATGCTTTATTCACATTGCGTATAATGAATTAAAATTTACTAAAAGTGAAATAGCAAGATTTATAAATACTCATCATGCAACAGTATTACACTCCTTAAACAAAACACAATCTTATGTAGAGCATAATGATTCAGTTTTCTGTAGTTTATACAACATTATGATTAAAAAATATCAAGAATATGTGGCAACTCTTCCAAAAAATACAAAAGTACAGCATAACGCCTAATCAGTGTATGCTATTGTTTGCTTATCATGAAGGAGTTACACCTTCAACATATAATCCAGGAGATCATGATTCTCTTGTAAAACAGGGATATCTAGATTCAAACTCAGATATAACTGCTGAAGGCAATAAAGTTATTGCATATTTAAATAACTATTTTACTGTAAATAAAAAGAAGACAGATAAACAATTATTAGGACAATCAGGAAGCCTGAATATAGATCAGTATAGAGATATATTTCCTAAAGGTAAATTACCTTCAGGAGTTCCTGCTAGAAATAATGTTAAAATACTTACTGAAAATTTCAGATGGTTCTTTGCTGAATATGATTATTCATGGGAAGAAATTATGAAAGCTACTAAAATGTATGTAAATGAGTATCAAAGAAACAATTATCTTTACATGCAGAACAGCCAGTATTTTATATCAAAGCAAGACAAGCACAAAGTTAAAACTTCAAAGCTTGCAGATTATTGTGACATGATCAGAGATGGTATAAGTACTGAAAGTGATCATTTTAAAGAAAAGGTAGTATGATACATCAAAACTCAAAATCAGAAGAAATTCATGAAAAATTAGTAAAAAAAGTTGCTGAAGATTTAATTCAAGAGCATAGAAGAGGTAGAACAAACTGTGAAGATTGCATAGGACACAGATATGATATGCATGTTGGTATTTATGCCGCCATAGTTACTAGCCGAAAGTTAGCACAAGAAACAGGTAAAAAAATATATTACTCTGTTGCAAGCTATTTAGAAGAAAAATATAGAGAAGAATATAACTTATGAGTATAACAAAACCAGCTTGGGGTGGTCAATATGAATCATTCAACGAGGCTTTAAAGTACATGCTAAATAGACAAAAGGGACTGGAAAAGTCCGTATATACTCCTTGGCCAAAGTTTAATGATGCTACCACAGATGGTTTAGAGTGGAATACTTTGACTGTTATAGGTGGACGTCCCGGTTCAGGTAAAACTCTTATTAAAGATCAGATTATAAGAGAATCCTTTGATTTGAATCCAGATGATAACTTTAGAGTTCTTGAGTTTCAATTTGAAATGGTAGGTAGAACTTCAGCTATGCGTGAGTTTAGTTCTGTAACTGGCAAAACTTATAAAGAGTTATGTAGTGCAGGTAGTAAATTATCTACGGATGTAATTAATACATGTCATCAATATGCAAAAGATAGAGTCAAAAATCCTGTTGATATTATCAGTAGACCTATGACTGTAAATCAAATGCGTGAACAAATTGATATGTATATGGATGAGCATAAGGGTACTAAAACTATTATTACACTAGATCATACTATACTTGTTAAAAGAGCTCCTTATCAAAATAATAGATTAGATATGTTATTTGAATTAGGTGAGTTCTTTACACAATGTAAAAGAGATTACCCTTGTTTGTTTATTGCGTTATCACAGCTTAATAGGAATATAGACAACCCTGAACGTGCTGTTGATGGTAAGTATGGTAACTATGTATTAGAATCAGATATATTTGGTTCAGATGCAATGTTACAACATGCAGATAATTTAATTGGAATCAACCGTCCTGCAAAACAAAAGATCAGATACTATGGCCCTGACAGATATATTATAAAGGATGATAGGACTTTAGTATTACACTTTCTTAAAGCAAGAAATGGTGACACAAGAATGAGTTTCTTTAGAGGTGAATTTGAAAAAATGCAAATAGCTGAAATGGAAACTCCAGAACAACAAGATAGAAGATGATAAGTACTAAAAGTAAAATAATGACTCCATCAGAAAGAAAAAAGAAAGTCTCTGAACTCAGAGAAGAGCATGAAAATTATTTCCAAAAGTCTGGAAATGTTAATGCATTATACATCCCTAAAATGGCTTATAGGCCAAATGGTAAAGATGATTTATATGTATCTTTTTTTCCAAGTGAACTTGAAAAGGCAGAAGATATTTATACAGAATTTGTAAGTATAGATTATGTATCTGAAGATCCAAAAAGAACATTATATCTTCATAAGCACAATCCTCATTTTAAAGAGGAGTATGAACTTATAACTAGTAACTCTGGATTTGAGCGCCACCTGGTTCCAGTTAGTGAACTCATTGTTGTAAATGATATCACTAATAGAAATGAAGAAGCAAAAACTATATTTGATCTTGAACCTCTCCCAAATCCTGATGCAGATATGAAGCAATATCTAAAAAGAATTGCAGTAGCATTAGAAACAATAGCAAAACAATTAAATAAATAAATAATGGCAGAAAGCGTTTTAGTAATTGCTGACTCAGGGTCAGGTAAATCTACCTCTGGTAGAAATTTAGATCCAAAAGAAACATTTTGGATTAACATTGCAAATAAACCCTTACCTTTTAAGGGTTGGAAATCAAAGTATACTTTAATTAGTAAAGATAATCCCACGGGTAATATGACAAATGCGTCATCAGCTCATGGAATTATTAAAGCAATACAACACGTAAATGATAAAATGCCTCATATAACTAATTTAGTTATTGATGATTGGCAATATATGTCCGCTTTTGAATATTTTGATAGAGCAAATGAAAAAGGATATGATAAATTCACCTCAATAGCTTCAAACCTAGCTCAGGTTGCAAAAATGCCCAAAGATTTGAGAGATGATTTGTTCTGCTTTTTCTTAACTCATTCAGAAGAATCAACTGATGTGAACGGGCACAGAAAAGTTAAGGCAAAAACTGTTGGTAAAATGATAGATAATGCATTAACTTTGGAGGGCTTATTTTCTATTGTACTTTTTGGTAAAGTAATAAAAGAAGAAGACGGGACTCTCAGATATGGATTTGAAACTCAGACCAACGGAGAAAACACTTGTAAATCTCCAATGGGTATGTTTGAAGAATCCTTTATAGAAAATGATTTGCAATACGTTAAAGATTGCATCATAGAGTATAGTAAATAATTAATTAATTAAAAGTATGTTAAGTACAAAAGACATGAATGCCGGCAGCGGCAAAGCAAGACCAGTAATTAGTGTTGGTAATCAGAAAGTGAAAATCAACAGTATTACATTTGATCAAACTCCCTATGATAGGGAAGCGTATAATGTAGTATTACATGTAGAATCAGAACCAGTTGGTGGAGAATTTGAGGGATTTCTTGTAGATTCCAATAATCCCAATGGTGCTAGATATAAAGGTCAAGTTGGTCGGGTTAGATTAAGTCCATACCCATTTAAAGATGCTACTTTACCTAGCGGTAGAGAAGTAAGTAGAGATACAGAAGTTCTTAGAGCTATGATTTACCTATCTGAAGTATTAGGTAAGCGTGATGAGCTTGATTCAATAGAAGCTAATACAATTGAAGAGTTTATGGAATCTGCAGATAAAGTATTATCTGGAGATACTTTCATAAATGCATGTATTGGTGGTAGAGAATGGGAGAATAAGGAAGGTTACATTAACTATGATTTATTTTTACCAAGAAATTCTAGAGATGGAGTTGCATTAGAAGCTCTTGATACAGAAAATTCTAGACTATTTAAATTCTCTAAAGAAGAACATGTAAGGGAGTTAAAGAAAACTCAAACTACATCAAGTTTTGAACCTGCTAGTTCTAATGCAGGGGATGATTTTGATCTATAAAATCTATAAAACTTTTTCCTGCGTGCGCGGGTGTTTTAATGTAAAACATAACAAGCAAGTAGCTTTAGTAGGCCAAAATCACTAATTAAAGGGGAACTGTAAGGCGTGTTCCCCTCTACTTTTT